GCCGCCACCGGCTATACGCCGGTGGTGACCGGGCGGATCTTGCAGATCCGCTACGTCAAAGACGACTTCGCCAACGGCGTCGACTTCACCGTCACGCTGGAGACCAGCGGCACGGCCGTCTGGTCCCAGGAGAACGTCGACGACTCGGCCACGGTCCTGCCACGCCAGGCCACCCACTCCACCGCCGGCGCGGCCGCCGAATACGCCGACGGCTACCCGGTTCTGGAGCCGGTCTACGTCGACGGCGAGCGGGTCAAGATCGTGGTGGCCGCCGGCGGCGCTGCCAAGTCGGGCACCGTCTACGTCCTGGTGGGGTGAGCCATGTCCATTCGCGTGACCAGCCCGCCCGGCGTCGAACCGCTGAGCATCGCCGAGGCGCGGGACCACCTCCGCTATGAGGACGACGATTGCGACGAGGAGATCCTCGGCCTGATCGAGGCCGCCCGGCAAAAGATCGAAGAATGGGAGTGGCGGGCCCACGTCACCCAGACCATCCAACTCACGATCGACGCCTTTCCCTGCGACGTGATCTGGGTTCCCCGCCCGCGGCTCCAAAGGGTGACGTCCCCAATCGTCTACGTCGACGGCGACGGCGCGACCCAGACCCTGGCCGCCGATCAATACCAGGTCGACACGCGAAGCGAGCCCGGGCGGATCAGGCCGGCCTACGGGCTGGCCTGGCCGGCCACCCGCGACCAGTTCGCCGCCGTCACGATTACCTACGTCGCCGGCTACGGCGACGACGCCGGCGACGTCCCCCAGCGGACGAAGCAGGCCATCAAGCTGATGCTCGGCCACCTCTGGCGGAACCGCGAAGCGGTCGGCGCCGGGCGGCTGGCCGAGGTCCCGCTCACGATCGACGCCCTGCTTTGCCCGTGCCATGACGAACGAGTCCTGGCGTTTGTGAAATGACCAATGACGAATGACCAATGACGACGCGCATCGAGGCCAACGCCGGCGGCTACGACAAGCGGGTGCGGATCTATCAGGACGACCCGGCCGACCCGACCGAGAACCCCGACGGCCAGAAAGTCGAGAACCCGGCCCTCTTCTGCCGCCGCTGGGCCAAAGTGGTCCCGGTCGCCGGCGGCGAGCGTTTTTTGGATGGGCAGACCACCGCTGACGTGACCCACTGCGTGCGGATGCACTCCGACTCGAAGACCCGCCGGATCACGCCCAAGATGTGGCTGCTACTGGCGGACGACACGCGACTGAACATCAAGCGGGCCCTCGACGTCGAGGGCCGCCGGACCGAAATCGAGCTGGAGTGCAACGAACGAATCTGAGTCCTTAGCCCTTAGTGCTTGGTCCTTAGTGCTAAATCCTAAGTCCTAAATCCTAAGACCTGACAGATGGCCCAAGAACTTGAGGAAAGCCTGCGAACGTTGCTGAAGACCTTCGACGCGGTCACCGCGTTGGTGGGCGGGGCGACCGCGCCGCGGATCCGGCCCGACCGGCTCGACGAGAGCGACACGCTGCCGGCGATCATTATCGAGGTCGACGACGAGGAGCAGCTCAACGACCTTTCCGGCACAGGCGGCCTGGTGCGGGCCCCGGTCAACCTCGTCTGCCGAGCCGCGACCAAGGCAGCCGCCCGCTTGTTGGCCCGGGCCGTGCGGACAAACAACACCGACCCGGGCACGGGGCTGGCCGGCTACTCGGGCGCCGCCGGCGAGCAGACGATCCACGCGGTGCTGGACGACGAGACCCCCAGCTACACGCCGGCCGGCGACGGCCGCGACGACGGCCACTACGACGTCAACCTGGACTTTACGATCATGTTCAACGAGCCCATTTAATGAGGCGACCTGATGCTGACCGCCACCGTCACCGGCGACCGCCTGATCGACCGCCGGCTGGCCAACCTGACCAAGAAGGGCACCAAGCGGGCGATCACCGCGGGGATCCGCGCCAGGATGACGCCCATGGCCCGAGCGTTGCGCAGTGGCATCAACGCCACCTCGGCCAGCCGCAAGCTGAAGCGGGCGGCGCGGAAGTCGGTCGCCAAGCGATTCAAGAAGAATCGGGCTGCCAACGTCCGCGAGGCCAAGGTCGGCTTCGGCGTGGGGAGGGGAAAAGGAAAAGTCAGCGCGATGGGGAAGGGCGTCGGCATCTCCAAACAAAACATCCACTGGTTTGTCCTCGGGACCGATCAGCGGCAAACCAAAGACGGGCAGAAAACCGGCCGGATCGAGGACATGTTCTCCGGCCTGGCCCAGGCCGCCCTGGCCAGCTCGGCCCAGCCCGCCATGGACGCCGCCCGGGCGAAGATCTCGCAAGTGATCGCCCAGGAAGCCCGCAAGACAGCGTAACAACCACCCACTGAAGATTGGCACCCACTGAAACGAGGTGAAGCATGACCAAGATTGCCTGCAAGGGGACCGTCCTCCAACAGGAGATCGGCACCGTCTACACGGCGGTGGCGCAGATCATTTCCCTGGACCTCCCCGAGATGGAGTCCGAGACCTTCGACGCCGATACGCTCGACGTCGTCACCGCCGGCATCCCCTACCAGCCGACCGGCCGGACCGAGCCGGGCAGCCTCAGCGGCGAGCTGTTCTACGACCCGGCGCTGGCCGGCCACCAGGCGCTTTTGGAACTCCTGACCACGCCCGCCGCCGAAAACTGGAAGATCATCTTCTCCGACACCGGCGTGTCGGAGTGGACTTTCAGCTCGGCCGGTCTCTCGTTCGGGGGGACCGTCGCCCTGAACGACGGCCTCAAGGGCAGCTTCTCCCTGAAGCTGGGCGACCTGCCCAGCTTCCCGGCGGCGTAGCGTCTGGAAGTGGGCCCCCGCGTTCGGGCAAGATCGAAGGAAAGAGCAAGATTCCCCGAAGATCGGAGCGACACCATGAAAGCGACCCTGCTGCGCGATATGACCTGCCGGCCGACGGAGGCCTTCCCCGACGGTGTCAAGCCGGCCGGGACAACGGTCGAAGACCGCCGCGCCTGGCGGCTGGTCCAGATGGGCGTGGCCACGCCGGCCGACGACGAGTGCCGCCGGAAGGCCGGCATGTCGCCCGAGCGGATGGAGGCCGCGCAAGCGGCCTACCCCAAGGTCGAGGCCGGCATCCACCCCGACGATTACGCCGCCTACGACCGGGGCGAGATGCTCGGCTACAACCCCGACGGCACCTGGATCCCCGGGCCCAACGCCACCGAGGATCTCGAGCTGGACGAGGAGGACGACGAGTTCGACGAGGACGACGACGACCCGGAGTAGGCCCATTTCGTGAGAAATAGCCCGGCGAATGAGCAAATTCAAATGACGAATGACGAAGGCCTGCCGGCCGCGGATCATTTGTCATTCGTCATTCGTCATTTGATTTTCGTCATTTAAGGAGATCAGGATGCCTGACGATTGCGACGGGCTGGCCAATGCGGCCCAACTCTTCAGCCCCGGCGAGCTGAAGCGACGCTACAAAACACTCTCGCTGCCGACCAGCGGGCTCAAGGTCCGCATCCGCTCGCTCTCGGAGCGGGAACTTTCCCACTACCAGACGGCGACGGTGGCCAACCGGGGCGTGGGCCTGAAGCGTTCCCGGCTGGAGGACGCCAACCGGCGGCTGATCGCCCTGGTCCTGGTCGACGCCGCCGGCAACCGGCTCTTGAGCGACTCCCAGGTCGGCAAGCTGGCCGAGTGGGACTCGGCCGACAGCTCCTTCTTGTACGACGAGGCGGCGGCCCACGTCGGAATCAAGGAGGGCGAGATCGAGGACCTGGTAAAAAACTCCGAGAGAATCACCGTCGACGACTCGCCTTGCGACTCGCCGGTCGGGGCGGACTGACCGACGTCGACGCGCAGCTCGACGGGCTGACGCCCGAGCAGTTCGACGAGTTGGTCGCCTTCGACCAGCTCGAGCCCGAACCGCTCGGCCGGCTGATCGAGATTGTGAAGCTGGGCTTCACGGCCCTGGCGAGGGCGTGGGGTATGGACATACGGCCGGACGACCTCGACCCCGTGGCCAAGGCCGAGGCCGCCGCGGCACCCGGGCAGGACGTGACCCCGGAGCAAGGCGCGCAACTCCTGACGGGCTACTTGGGCCCGCCGCGGAAGTGAAACACAAATGAAGGAAATTCAAATGACGAAAATCAAATGAAGAATGACCAAGCCTTGCGGGCCGTCCTTCGACATTCGTCATTCGTCATTTGATTTTCGTCATTCGTCATTCGTCGAGGTGACTCATGGCAACCGCAGTCGGCGACCTGGTGATCCGGCTCGGGGCCCAGACCGGGCAGGCCGACTCCCGGCTCAACGCCACGCGGGCCTTGATGATGAAGGTCAAGGCGACCGCCATGTCGCTGATGATGGCCATCGCCCCCTTGGGCGGGGCCTAC